CCACTGCCGTGCCGTCGTTGTAGTTGACCACTTTGGTCTGCGCCAACACAACTACGCCGCAATTACGGGCAGCACCTTCGCGAACAGTGCCCGAACGAACCGGGCCGGAGAACGTAGTAAAAGACATATTCATTTCCTCACATGCGAGATAACCGTACCAGTCTACATGTCGTCAGCTTGGCCTGTCTGGTACAGCGTTAATGCCAAGAAAGAAGAGGGGGCCTTGCGGCCCCCTCCTTTGCTCCTTTATCAGGAAGCGCCCGGCGAACCCCAGACGCCCAGCGGATCGCTGACGCCAAACGAGTAACGCTCGCGAGCCTTATACCGCACATTCCCGGTATCGAAGTCTCCGTCCATGCTCGTCTCAAGAGGAGCACGCACGAAATGCTTCATGCCGTTCGGAATGTCCGTCATAATGAACCACGCATTGCTGTCGGTCAGGTAGTGGTTGACCGAATAACCCTGCGGGATCGTTCCCATCGCCTTCATCGCGTTGATGTCGTTGTCAGCGGTGCCCGGACGGAGATCCGTATCGAGAACGCGCTTGGCAACAAACATCAGATCGGGCGGGACGATGAGCTTACGCGGACGCGCAGCAATCAGAAGACCACGCTCGTCTGTCCACTCCGAGATCTGAATGACCGCCGCTTCAAGCGACGTTTCGTTCAGGTCAACACCCACCGAAGGACGGTTGGAGTTGACACCACCGCTGACAAGCGGATGGCTCGTGTTGAACAGCGACACGCCGTCACCCGACTGGTAAGCACTGAAACCCGCGTTAAGCGGATAGGCAGCCTTAACCTGCTTCGTGTGCGCCATAGCGCGAGCGAGAGCCTTCGTGTAACGCGACGAGAGCGAGTCATAGAGGTTGTCCTCCATGGCCTCCTCGGTAATCGCAAAACCGAGAGCAATCGTCTCGTGGTTATAGCGAGCCGTAAACGACTCCTGGGCATTGTCGTAAGAGATCGCAGAGCCTTCGTTCTTGACCGGCGCAGCGCCGAATCCCGAAAGCTTCACTTCCTCTTCGAAAGAACGCTCAGAGTTCTCCGTCTCATAGATCTCAGCATGCTCGTCTTCGTACTTCTTGTACTCAAGACCAAACAACGCATTGAGGCCCGGAAGGAGTTCCTTGAGCAACTGTGCACGTGAAATAGCCATTGCTAGTTACTCCTGTTAAATGCCAGCAAGCGTGGTCAACTGGTGATTGTTAAACTTAACAATCAAATCAGTGTACGCATCGCCAACTGCGCTATTGGGGCCATCAACAAACGCCACGAGTCGAAGCGGAAGCGTCGAGGTCGTTGCGGTCGTCGCGTTGAGGCTGTTCTTGCTCGTGCCGATGGCGGTGCTGCCAGCGGTCTGAACAATTTCAGCGTTCTCACCGAGCGCGGCCTGGGCGACCGAGCCGTTAGCCTGGATCTGGAAGACAGCCCACGGATCATCCACAACGTAGGCAAAGGCGTCCGAAGCCACAGTACCGGTCGGCCAGTACTGGGAGAACGTCAGTTCCTTCGAGGTAGGGTTCGTGAAACGGCAACCAACAAAAACGCCAATCGGGGTCAAAGTGGCCGTTCCAGTGTCCTTCTCAACGACACCGGTAGAAACCAGCTTCACAACGTCGCCATAAAATACGTTAGCAGCATAGCCGCTAGCAATCTTGTAGCTGTTGAACGAGCCGTTTTCCGGACGACCACCAAGGACGCCAACCGGCCGCATCCCATAGGGGGTAGCAGTGCTAGACATACTTGATACTCCTGTTAATTAAAATGCGGTTGCCAAGGAACAATTCCTTAGTTTCCGCTACCAAACGTGACTCTCGTCTTACGCTCCGGCTTCAGCATTGGCATTCGCGGGTCATTTTCACGCATGTAGTTTCCGTCGATAGAGCTTACTTGCTGCTCAGCCTTCTGCTCGTAATACTGCTGTCGGGCTTTCGCTTTCTCTACCGGCATCTTGCATAGCAAGAGACCACCTACTTCAATGGCACCACGCTTCGCCCACTCGGAGTTGTGATCAGACATGATCTGCAATTCCGGATGATCTTCAGCACGTACAGGCTCCCAGCCCTCACGAAGGCGCATGGAAGTGTTTTTGTTGTCCAATTGGTTTAAGGACGCAGTACGAACCCACCTAAATACCCACCCGTCTTGCGGGATAGGATCAGGCAGAACCGAAGGGGGCTTCCAACTCTGATTCCGAGTTTCGTTAGCACGAGTTTCAATTTCGCGAGGTTTGCGCTCATTAGCCATTTTTCATCTCCTTCATTACTTGCATGGCATACTGTTGAGGAGTCAATCCAAGTCGCTTGGCGAGAGCAACTTGCGTGGCCGTCAACTGCACTTTGCGTGGGGCTGAACCGGAACTACGAGTTGCCGGGGCCACAACGGGCATCCGCTTGGATGCTTTTCTCGGAGCTGCAGCGCGAGTCTCGACTTCAGCCTGATCGGCTTCAAAGTCAATCTCATCTTCTTCCGAGAAACGGTCAGGGAATACCTGACGCATTCTTTTATTGATGGCTTCGTAATACGCATCAGATGTTGCGTAGTCTTGGCCATGCTCACTAATCAGTTTCTGATGAACACCATATGCGAAGCTGGTCATCTCAGGATCTTTACCGAACCACTGATTATCAGCCTGCCAGCGAGAAGCCTTAGCATCCGGCTGGGGAACAGACTTGGCTGCCTGACTCAGGACGTTGGGTGGCTCATAGTCCACCTTGGATTCCCGCAACTTGGCAGCAATCTGACTTGCATATGACGGAGCAGCAGCCTCAGTCAACTGTGCCCGAGTCAGGCTTTGCTGAGCCTTTACGATGGCGTCAGCGTCTCCTGATTCATGGGCTCGACGCAGTTCTGCTTCAGCCAATGCCCCTGCAGCCTTAGCGCGTTCAGTGATCTGCTGCTGGATTGCCTTCTGGCTATCGGTGACCAGCGCGGAGAGACGCTTGTTCTCTTCCTGAATCCGCTGAGCGTAGGTGATAGCCTCGTCACGCAATCGAGAGGCTTCCTCTTTCTGGCGCCGCTCTTCATGGTACTCATACTTGAGCTTATCAATGCGCTTCTTAACTCGCGTACCATAGCTCTCAATTTCAGATTCATCATCAGAAGACTCGGCCTTTGCCTCAGCCTTCTTTGGGCGGCGATCCTCTTGCTTGCGAGTGTCAACGATTTCAATCTTGACATCATCATCAGGCTCAGAATCCCCTGCTCGAGGAAGAATCTGTGTCTTGATCCCGAAGAACTTACTCTCTTCGGAATGCAACTGCTGCTCATCTGCAGCAGATTCAATTTCCTTGTTTTCGTCCGTCATACTCGTTCAATGCCTCGGGGGTCATCGACAACTGCCTCAACGGTGTCGTCATTGATGATTCGGAACTCTTTGTCATGGATCTTGACGCGAGTACCGCTATACGCACGAAACACTACCCAATCGCCTTCTTTGCAATATGGGCCAGACGGGAATCGCTTCTCGTCCTTGTATGCATCCGGGCCAAGTTTCAGGACAAACCCGACAACAGTGGCAACAGACTCGTTGCGTATGGTTTCCGAAGCCTTGAGAATCCCACCTTCCGTCTTCTCTTCGATGTCGGGCAGGGCAATCAAGAGTTTAAAGCCCTTAGGTTCCGGCAACTGAGTTGCCTTCTTCTGGGCCTGCTCCTTATTGGGGAGCGGATTAACGAGAGCAATGCTAGTCATTACTACCTCTACTGCGCGGAGACATTCCGCGATTCGCTAAATCATTAGCTATTTTCGAGCTTATCCTTCAAGTCTAGGATTTCTCGTTCAACAAGGGCCAAGCCCTCGATAACTCCGCACATACGCTTGTACTCTGCGAAGTCTTGGCATGAACCAGTAGCGATATTATCCGCGTAGTCGTTCATGAATTTACGGATCTCCCCTTTAAGGAAATCCAACACATGTTCAGCATGCATCAGGAATTATGCCCCTGAGATCCTTTTACCTATTTCCATCCCCACATCAACGCCTTTCTGAACTTCAGCAGACTCAATCTGCTTTTGTTCCAGCTCTGCATTAATGAGCGTATCAATCATACGCTGTTTTACAGCAGCCTGTGCAACTCTCTCCTGAGAGCGGATTCTTTCCATCTCAATTGCGTTGCGAGCCGCAGCAGCTTGGGCTGTCTGATTAAGTTTTGCTGCCGCTTCCTGCGCCTTGCGCTGGACGTCAGCCTGTCTAATCGCCAGCTCCTGTTCCTTCTGCTGGATAATCGGGTCTTTCTGCAACTGCTGATTCTTCTCCATCTCGGCAATACGGGCCTGATTGGAAGAAACTTGCGATGCCGCAGCAGCAATAAGCGGAGAGAGCCGCTTCTCAACGTTCTGCGGCAGAACCTCATCATTATTCGGCAGCGGAGCACCCATTTGCTGCTCAATTTCTTGCCGATACTGGAAGGCAATGTGTTCGCGGATATGCGAATCCATCGCTGCCTGCATGGCACTGAACATTGGGGTCTGTTGCAAGCCCATAAATGCGGGGCTTTGCATAAATGCAGAGTGAACCGCAATGTGAGCCTTGTGATCTTGGTAAGCAAAAGCCTTCACAGGCTTAATGTTCACCACATTCATGTTCTCTTGCACAGGATCAGCAGGGGTCTCTGACTCATCAGGCTTGATAATCTCATCGACATTCTTAATGCCCATGCTTTCAAGCATCTGGCGGTGCAAAACTTTCATGTCATACAGCTGAGGCGCTGAAGTCGACAACTGCAAGGCAGCCTGACTCTGCATAATTCGCTGAGCCATGCTGTTTGCATTGGGATCGCTTACAGGGACAATATCAATCCGTTCATCAAAGTCTTCTGACTTAATATCAGAGCCGCCTTCAACCTCATACGGGTAAGACGGCTCGTCAAAGTCGCGAATAATCCCAGAAAGCAGGCGAAGTTCCTGCCGAAGCGAAGCATGAAGCCGAGCCTGAATCGCACTCATGACCTTCATGGTGCGTTCAAGAATGGCCAAGGTGGTGCCTACAGGCGCCTCAGCATTCATGTCTGCAACCTTCATATCTGCCAGCGAAGCAAACCGACGGCCTTCATCAACAATGTTGTTTAAAAGGCTGTACAGAACGCCTGAGGGCTCTTTATAGGGCAGGAAGGTGATGTTGTCACGGATACTGCCGCCGGGGACGTCAACATCTCTGAACTCACCCGGAGCAATCGGGGTGTCATCACCCTTGATCCGAAGACCTCGAGCCTTCAAACCACCCGGCAGATTCGACAGCGTACCGGCATCGACCAATTGACGCAGGATGCTCGTGGCACTCTTCGCCAAACCACCGATCAGGTGAATCAAGCCAAAGGCATAGAAGCCTACGCCCGGGAGATACCGGTAATGCACAAAATGATCGCGCTTCTTCCGGAGCTCATCCCCTTCGTCCCAGTTCCTGCGAATGGCAAGAACTTCCCTTGAACTCTTATCAATGGTGATGACGTAAGGCAAGGCTATGCCAGTAGCAGAGCCTTCTTCGTCCTTGTCCTCGAATCCCTCGAGGTCAAGATCAACCATCATCTCGATCAAGGTGAATCGATTGTCAGTCAATTCAGAAGGCGAAACACCAGATAACTGGTCTTCCTTGGTCTTGATGTTGCTCGGCTGATTAACAGGATCAGCCAGATCAATGTCCCGATAAAACCCGGCTACCTGCAGTTTGCGAACTTCGTTCCGGGTCTTTCGCATGATGTGCGAAACACGCTCTGCTGTCTCAAGATCACTGGCGCCATAAGACACCACCAGATCCTCTGCAGGGACGAACATCGATACAGGGCGCATCAACTGCGGGTCATAATAGACCTTACGGAAGGCGCTGCCAGCCAAGGGCAGGGAGAAGAGCATCTTCTCCGTTTCAGCCCTGTATTCGGTCATACGCTCGGTCAGGAGGTAGTTCATGTAGTCCTGAACCCGCACTGCCTGCCGATCCTTGTCTTCGGTGTGCTTGCCTACCACTACACCGCGTACCGGCCCTTGAGCCGGGAAGATCTCGGTAATCGCCTGAGCCTGGAACCGAACGACTGCCTCAGTCAGCAGCGGGTGAAACACACCACAAGCGCCAGCCCAAGGCTCTGTTCGCTCTTCGATCTTCAGGCCAAGCAGATCCAGCCCTTTGACATATGCCTTCTCCCAGTCAGCCCGAGTGTCTTTATCAGCCTCATACAGGCCAATCAACTCGTTGCCAAGGGAGGTCAACTGAGAATCGCTTAAATAGTCAGAAAGGTTGGCGTCATGACTTGTCTCGCCCATCGAGTCGGATTCACCGAACTCAATGTCCACGCTCCCATCCTCATTGACTGTGATCGCCGGGGCATCCTCGCCCATGGCAATCACATCAATCTCCAACTCGGCTGCCTGAGCATCCGGGTCGTCAGGAATCAATGGAACAAGAGTCTTGTCAATTGCCATTATTTACCTGTCAATAGGGGGCTTTGCGAATTCGACGAACCTTCTCATAAGGCTCATCGCTACCGACTGAAACAAACCCACCCTGCCTAAATCGCAGCAGGGCTTGGGTGCTGGAGTCTACCAAGTCATCATGCTCGGCGTTTGGGAAAGATGCGAATTCCTCCACAACTTCTTCTGCCCAGCGAGTCTGCGGTGCCCACACGACCCCGCTTGAAAACAAATCACTGACCGCGTTTACGCGAGCCACCTTGTCGTTACCACGGCTGGGGGTAAACTCCGATACCGGGATACCCATTGCCCTCAGTTCATAAATTAACGGGGCACCAGCCGCCTTGGCTTCGACAATGAAGGCATCTGGGTTGTACATGTGGTACATCTCATATGCCTTACGCTTTAGTTCCGGAAATTCCATGCGTTCTTTCACAGCGTCCAATAGGATGATGTTGTTCTGTGTTACGCCGGTTTCCGGGTTTGCAAGCTTAAATACCCCCCACGTGGTACACGCAGAGAAGTCTGAAGTCTGTTTCTTGGTGAAAGCGGTATCCCAAGACTGGATAATAAACTCACAGGGAGGCGGATCTTCCTTCTCCCATACTCGCCACCAGTCCCGCTTTACAATCGCACCCTCTTCCGAGGTCGGGTTCTGCTGATACTGGGCTGACCACTTGGCTACAGGCAGTTCTGCCTTGATCGACTCGAGTTCCTTCAGAGACCAGAACTCAGGCCATAACGGCTTCCCAGAAGGCAGAATGGCAGGTAATTCTATAACCTCCCACTCATCCACCCCACCTCGCTCTATCGAAGACTTCAATACCCTGCCGGTAAGGTCTTTCTGATGCCATCGGGTCATCACGATAATGATGGCCCCACCCGGCTGTAAACGCTGCCTAGGCCCGGAGGTGTACCATTCATACGTCCGGTTATACACAGAAGGATCGCCTAGGGCAGCCTCCTGTTCGCTGTGAGGGTCGTCGATGATCAGAAGATCAGCACCCTTACCCGTCACAGCGCCGCCAATACCAATGGCGAAATACTCCCCACCCTTGTTAGTGCTCCAGCGACCCGCAGCCTTGGAGTCTG